CCATGAATTTACTGCCCCAGAAGTAGCTGTTGCACTCAGATTCGCAGTAGAATTAAGCGCTACCGAGGTACTGAAATCAGTATACCCTGGCGCACTATCGTAGACTCGAATCGTTGTATAATCAGCAAAATGTGTAGACAGATTAGTTAATAAAATTAGATCCATCGTGCCTATTGTTGTAGTATCTAAATCTAACTTCCAAAAACCATCCACGTTTTGATAGAGATCTCCTGCAGCTAGTACCACGGCTGCGCCAGGTACTGACGTGTCTAGTATCTCGTAATATTGTCTTGTATTATTAAGTGTGAAAACATACTTAAGTTCAGCGGGTGCGGCGACTGTTTCAGATAGTCCTTGCATTTCGAGAAAATCTCTAATGCGCGGATTCACTTTGATCCCAAATCTTGCATTGCCTGCCCCCGGGGCAAGAGTGAACGTCCTTGTGAAGTGACGAGAAGCTCCACGTGCCGGAAAATACGTGGGCGCCTTCACTAGTTTACTCTCTCCAGGTGCAACCAACATTGATGCATAATCAATCGATCGCTTCTCTTCTTTCTCCTTCTCTTTTTGAAGTCCGTGTAATTGTTTCAGTTGATCTTTCAACTGATCTCTTTCCTTCTGTAATTTATTCATCTTTAAACTTTTACCTCATGGTGGTGGTGTTTCCTACTCGAAAGTTTCTCCGCGGTAATCAGCACGCACTAATCTAGTCCATGCATTACCCGAGAACTCAGCAAAACTCTGTCCGTTCTTTCCTAGGTCATTTACCATATTGTTAAGAGTCTCTCTATCGATTCGATATCTTTTCTCGTAAAGCTCATACCAGAATTCACTAGTATCGTTCAAGAAAGCCACTCTATCCTCATCCGAAATTCTCTTATTAGCATCTCCGTATATATTTGTCCATTCGTATGGTAAAACGCCCTTGGTTCCGTCTCTCCAAGTGACGTGAAAAGTATTCAATAAAGGTCCAGTATAAAAGGATTTGTATCCATCCGCCACAGCTCTGATTCTCCTTTGTAAGTCTCCAGCTTTCATAGGTTCCTTCGCGTACACAATAGCTTTACCTACTTTGCAAATTCTTCCTTCAGCCGGAACCCATTTAAATTCCTCGCCGTGTCTTACAAAAAATCCTTTTAAAAACTCCGCTCCGTTTAGATCATCTCCTCCGATACAGGGATTGATAGCAGTAGTCATGGTCAAGCCTAAAGCCTGCTCCATCTCTCTAACATACTTTGAATTAACAAAATCCATATAATTGGGTTCTCCTTGGCGTTCAGGGTCCATCCACAATGCTTCCCACCACACCATAGCAGCAACCATCATACCCAAAGTATTGAAAACTAAAGTATGAGGACCGCCAGATGGCAACATCACCATTGTGTTCTTGAATATAAGTTCATTAGTTTCTCTGACACCTGAATGATATTTGAAAAGATCCTTAAGCAACGACTCAACTTTCGGCATAGCTTGTTCTTCGAATCTACTAACAAACATTTGCGCCTGTAAATTGAAAAACTTTTCTGTTTGAGTTGCATCGTACCTAGACCCATCCAAAGCCTGGTGCGGGTTTGTGTTATCATCACCACACACAAAGAAATAATAAACTCCTTCTTCTCTCCATCGCCTGTCTGCTTCAGTAGCTGACTTTCCTAACTGTTCCTGAGTCATACCACTTGCCCAATATAAATCAATCCGTCGTTTCCTCCCTTCCTTATCAAAGGTAAAGTTCTCTATTCTCCAGTACTCTTCTTTATGATCTTCTCCCTTTATTGTCTTCAAAAATTCATCCAAGATTAAAACCATGCGAAACCATGCTAACGTAGGCACAAAAGTTATGATTCTTCCTTTCCGTTTCATGTACACTTCATCTCCTTTAGGAAAAAACTTTACCTTTTGCTTTTTCCAAACCCATACGCCTTCACTAAAAACTGTGTTGACTATTCGCTCCGCTCTCTGGCGTTGTATTTTCGTCATTTTCTTGAACTTTTCTTCTGTCCACGATGACAAATCCCCAAATATGCGATCCTTTGGTATGAATCTTCCCTTATAGTGATCTGTACTTCCTTTGACAGAAATAGCCAAGGGTTCTCCATACAACTCCATCGTCGGTTCAGGAACTCTTTCGTCCATCCTCGCTTTCATTATTGCAATCGTTTGTTTGGGTGAGTTCTGGTAAACAGCACCTCTTTCTCCGCAAATAAGTCCATACTCCACTGCTCTCTCTGCTTTGGGTCTCTCATCTACTTTTCCCTTACTATTAACTGTAATATACTCCAGAGAGAAGTCTCGATTGTCAGCTATGTCAGATTGATCCGTCTTAACACCGCGTAGTTCCGGCACTAAGATAGGTCCGTCTAACTTTTTAACGATCAATTCCTCAGCTTGGTCAATATCACAATAGAATGGTTCGACATGTTCTATTCCTTGTTTGAATACTTCTTCTTCCTCCTTTTCACGTTTCTTTTCCTCTCTTTCTGAATCACCCTCTATAATATTAGAGTTAGATTCACCACCATTACTGCACGCTCCTACCTCCGATGGAGGCATGGCGCATTCCACGTGTACCTCCCCTAACTCTATAGGTACACTCCGCACATATCTATTCCTGTTACAGACATAGAACACTCGCCCAGGATAAACTCCTTCACCTACAACTGCACAATCTACGCCGACACAATATCTCCAATACTGTCTGGCTTCAATCATGACGTTAGTCTTCCTATCTTTAAACACGCTTCCGATCTTCCTAAACACCGTTTTACTAATATCTAAGGCATTGTATCCACTAGGTTTGGTTTCTGTGCGTTCATTACACATCAGAACCCACAACAGCGGGTCACAGTCAAATTTCTCGTGATCCACACCGCAGAAGGATTGTACCCAGTTCAAAAACATGCCAAAAACTGTCATGTGAGGACCGCGTGCAATAGTCAACACCTTGGGTCGTAAAATCCATTTACCTGTTCTATCAAAGATTGGAAAACCTGAAAGTTTTCTGTTGTATGTGAAGTTCTCCTCTACCTCAACTACGTTGCCATACTGATACACTCCAGAAGGTGTAGACAATCTACAAACTGCTTCTGGACAAAAACCAAATTGAGAATCATTTTCTTCAGGTATATCATATAGCCATTTCACATATGCGCATCGCCTCGAGTCGCATATGTGTATGTCGGGTGGCGGTTCACTTTTGCCAAAGGCTCGAGCTTCTATAAAATGTTCTTCTAGCCGCTCGTGAAACAGGATCGCGGTTTGTCTGAAGTAAAATTCAGCTATAAGAGGCCACTCCCACGACATCATTACTCGGACAATTTTGTATAATGATATAATGATTCCTATAACTGTACTCACAACAAACAAAAGAACTAAGATCTTTCCTAGCTGATCTCCTTCCAATTGGTTGATAGACCGCGCAAGGCGCTGCATCGTCTCGTCCGCTTGGGACTGGAACTCATAGACTCGTTCCAGAATTTCGATTATAGAAATGTACGTACCGAGGGGGGGGGTGTTAGTGTAATTGTACATTCTACGGTTAGACTCTATATGGGTTGACCTTATCGTGTGGAAATTATTCGAATTTAAGGCCCTAGGTAATAAATATAGAAATTCGGGTGTCTAGTCGAGTTTGTTGAGCCGAGCAAACGCGCAACAACCCCTGCGACCAGTCTAGGTACGTTTAGTTCTCAGCTACAATAATCAGATCAATCTTACAATTATCATAACCGCTAAGTCCTTACTAGATTCCTAGTTTTCTACATTACAAACTTCGGTGCCGCGAGGCCCTTAAACCTTATCTGTCTAAGCAGTCCACCCCATCACATCAACCACGCAAGCGTCGAGCCATCATACGCTCGTGTCTGGGAATTACTTCTCAAACACGGCAGAGTTGCACCTCTGCTAGGCACTTTAAGACTAAGTCAGGAAGCACCCTAAGACCTAAGAAAACGTGCTGTCACACGAAAAAGAAACTGCAGACGGTTTTCTTTTCCCTTAATATCTCTCAGCGACTGCGCTAGGCAATCAAGCTTCGAAACAAAAAGAGGGTTTACA